ACCTGCAATTCCTTTCATATTTTCGTTTTAAGCAACTTTAAATAACTTTTGATATCTACACACCACTTTAATATAAAAATGCCTTAAAACAGCTTTTAAATGCTTTATAGGCTATTATCTATATTATTATTAGTATTATTATTTATATTATTATTATTATTTATTATTATTGTTAACACTTGTTACATTAAGTGTAACACATAACTAATTGATATATAGTACATGTTACACTGTTACGTATGTTACACTATATTCTACATATATGTGAGAGTAAACATAAAAAATACACGCATATACGTGTTGAAATGGTGTAACAAGTGTAACAACGTAACAAGCTATGATTATCAGCGTTTTATGCGTTACAATTGGCGTAACATGGTGTTAACAAGTAGAAAGAACGTTTTTAGCAGCAGGCTGCCGTAATGGCAAAAGTAAAGGTAATATTTGAAAGTTTCAAATTTATGTTGGATTAAATTTATAATTGCGCTGGTCATACTTTGATAATTCTATGATTTGTTCATCAGTTAATTTAAAAATATAATTCATATCTTCTATTTTCCAAGCTATAATTTTATCATTTGGATATATTGGATTTGTTAAATTTTTAATATCAGCACAATGTACATCACCTATTTTGTCATCAACAAAAAACAAATAAAAATTTACATTAGTAGTATTTATAAAATTTATATATTCATTATAGTGCTTTTTATCAATACCTTGTGCATTCCATTTGTTTAATCTTGCTTTTGTTTTAACATCAATAGCAATAACTTTTTCTTTTTTAAAAGTACACATCATATCAAAATAGTGCGCTTTATCTTTAGTCATAGGTTGGTAAACAATCCAATCTTTTGCTTCTAAAAATTCACGTACTATTTTTTCACCTAATTCGCCTTTTTTTAAAGAAATATTAAAATCTTTCATTTAGAATTTATTTATATCATTACCAAAAACTTCCCAGCCATTTCTTTTTTCTCTACTAAAATATTCTAATCTTCTACCTAAAGTTATTTTTTCTATCATTTCAAAAAAGCTATCAGGTTTTCTTGAATGATCTCTTCTTGGTTCGTTTAAAATATCTCTATAAGAAGTGTTATTCCAATATGGCTTACCTTTTATGCCAACTAAACAAAATTCACATTGCATTCTAAACCAAGCACCCATACCAATTTTTTCTTTATTCCATACTAAAGTAGCTTTATAAGCTAAATTCCATTCTTTAAGTATTTCAAAAGCATCAGGTAAAAATTTATGTGTAGTCCATAATAAAACAACAGCATCATTCATTAAAGGCATTTGTATTGATTTTATTTCTTTAATACTCATTTCAGGATATGGATTTGCAACCCTTCTACCAACTGCATCAAATGAAGTAATATTTTTATTTTCACCTTCATATGGCCAAGGCGGATCAACAGAAATTACATCAAATAAACCTTTTAATTCAGGTAGTTTACCTTCTTCAATATCTTGTATTTGTTGTTCAATTATTTCTATTCTTTCAGCTTTCTTTTCTTCTTTCTTAATATCCTGATAAGCTTGGTTAATTGAAAGTTCGCCTGTTGAAAGTTTTTCTTTAATTTCAGGTGCTGCCTTTTGTTCAATTTTTTTAACTTTTGCTATTGTGTCATGTGACAAGTTAGCAACCTTAGCAACTTCTTTATAAGTATCAATAGGATTAATTTCAATTTTTTTAACAGGTTCTTCTTCTATAAATAAATCTAAACTTTTCTCAGATATCTGAGAAATGTCTGTTCTTTTTCCTTGATTTTCTTTAGCCTTTTCTTTAAAAATATCTTCAAGTTCTAAGGCTAATTTTGCACGTGTATAATTGCCTATATTACGCCTGCCAAATTGGTTTAATATCATCCAAACCTTAACATCTTGTTCAGACTTAAATTCTTTAGGTTCTAATTTAAACACTAAACACCAATCCTGTGCTATCTTATACCTATTGTGCCCATCAATAATATAGCCATTCCAAGTTATAATAGCATCGCGGATACCTTCTTGAATGCAATTAGTTTCAAGCTGTTTGTATTCATCGGGCGTTAACGGTGGAATCAGCTTTTTAAATTCTTCTTTAATTTTAAGTTCCATAACATATTTTTTAAAAAACTAAGCCCCGAAATCAATAGGGCAACCACGACCTATATCATTCAGGGCTTTAAATATCTTTTAGTTCTTTTTGTGGTTGCAGAACGTTCACAAATATAACACTTTTATTTTTCTAATTCATCATTAAATGCTGATTTTTTCAGCAAATCAGTATAATTCATCGAACCTTTGCGGCTAACATCGCGGCCAAATATTTTACCAAACTTTTCAGCGGCATCTTTAACGGCGTAAGTTTCGGCGGCGGGTGCAGCTTTTTGCACGCCATCGGTTTTAACGGCGTTCCAATCTGTTGCGCCTGCACCTTTGTCAGTTTGTATTGGTGCCGCGCCTATGCCGTCTTGCCACATCGCTTGGCCGTTTATAGGGTTTATTACATGCAGCCTTACAGTAACTACTACTGAATTTGCTACTATCTGTGTGTTGCGAATTTCAACGTTAAAATTGCCAAAAATACGTGTTAACAAATATTCTATTTTTTCAATAGGAATATATCTGTAATCGCGAATCATTGGGTGCTGAACTAACCACTTTGCGGGTGGATCTTGGTTCAATAATACAGTAAGCGCATTTTGCTTTAGGCTGTCTTCATTTTCTACTAATAGGTCCTGAAGTGTTGGAAGTTTTGTGAGTTGTGTCATGGTTTGAAATTATTTAGCCCAGTTAGGCAATGAAAGAATATGTATTTTGTTATCAGTTGTATAGCCGTGAAAATTATTAGTTTCCTTGCATTTTTTAAGCGTTTCGATATCTGCTAAATATTCTTGGCGCCCGCGTTCGATAGCTTCGGGATCAAGTTCATAAAGTTCTACATTAAACGGCGCTTCTTTTTCAACAGCTATAAATATAAACCTTTCGGCCTTTGTTAGGTCCATGTAGAACGCGGCTTGCACGTGATAGCGATAATTCCAAACAGATTTAGCAAATTCACCGGGCGCTGAATTAGTTGTTGTTTTAAGGTCTATACAAACGTTATACTTTGTATTAAGAAAATCAACTTTGCATTTAGCGTCAAGGTCTGCAATTTTACCGAATATAGGCAATTCCGCTTGGCCCTGTTCTAAAAGTATCGCAGCCTTCGGATGTGCTAATACAGCATTTCTAATGTTTAGGGCCAATTCGTAATCTTTATGCGATACAAATAATTCTTTGCCTTCGGATTCAGCCATAAAAGATTCATAAATCAATTTACCTTCTTTTGTACGGCGGTCGCATTCTGGCATAACGGCGTAATTATCTTGATTAAATACAACGCTATGAACTAAACTACCTAAGTTCATGGCTGAAGTTGGCGCCTGTTTTTCACCTTCTATATAGGCTTTATAATGCGCGGGTGACTTATGTACTAAGTCTAATAATGATTTACTGATGTACTCAGTTTTACGGTGATACTCTTGGTTTGTCATAAATTTTTAAAATATTTTATTAAATAATAGCACAAATTTAAAAAGGTTTTTTAACTTTGCAACACAATTGAACGAAAAAATAAAAAATATTATGCGCTGGTCTGATAAAATACAGATATCTAACGAGGATAATATGCAGCTAATGGCTCGCTATCCTGACAAATATTTTGATTTGGCGATAGTTGACCCGCCTTATGGAATTGATTTAGCTAATATGAATATGGGAATAGGTAACACAACTAAAGCATCTAAAGCTAAAAATAGAAAATGGAAAGCAAAGAATTGGGATAATTCAATACCTTCAAATGATTTTTTTACAGAATTAAAAAGAGTTTCAAAGCATCAAATTATTTGGGGTGGAAACTATTTTGATTTAGGAATTTGCAATAACTTTATAATTTGGGATAAAGAAGTTCCTAAAGGTTTATCATTTTCAGATTGTGAATATGCTTGGACATCATTTAAAGGTGCAAATAAAATGTTTAGATATTCAGCTTATTTAAATAAAAGTGAAAAATTACATCCTACACAAAAACCGCCACAACTTTACAAATGGCTTCTTGACAAATACGCCAAACAAGGCGATAAAATACTCGATACACACCTTGGCAGCGGTTCAATTGCAATAGCCTGCCATGATTACGGTTTTGAACTCACAGCGTGCGAATTAGATACTGAATATTACGAAGCCGCAAAAAAACGTTTTTTAAATCACTCAGCACAAACAAAATTATTTTTATGAAAACATTTGAACAGCTATCTATTAGATGCGACATTTTAGGCATCAGTATTTCGGAACTTTGCAGGCGCGCAGAAGTTGGGCGGCAAACGGTAGAATATTGGTCTAAGGTCGAGCCGCAAACATTGATCATCTATTTTAAACTTATGAATGCTTTAAACCAAATCGAAAATGAACACAATACAGCTACGGCCATATCAATCGAAAAGCGTAAGCGACATAAGAGAGAGTTATAAAAGCGGTAACAAAAAAGTTCTATTCGTGTTACCAACGGGCGGCGGCAAAACTGAAACCTTTATTTATATGGCAATGGAAGCAGTTAGCAAAGGTAAGCGCGTTTATTTTTTAGTGCATAAAAAAAACCTTGTTAATCAGATTTCTGAACGTTGCAAAAGATATGGATTAAGACACGGTTTTATAGCGGGTAACAGGCCTAAGCAGTATTATTTACCAGCGCAAGTTTGCAGCGTTCAAAGTTTAAAAAATAGGCTTAATGAAGTGCCACAACCTGACCTGCTAATTATTGATGAAGCGCACCACGCCAATGCTGGCACATGGAAGGATATTTTAGATTTCTACAAAGATTCTGTTTATGTTTTGGGTGTTACTGCTACACCATGGCGAGGTGATGGTCAAGGCTTAGGCGATGTGTTTAGTGATTTAGTTTTAGGGCCGTTACCAGCTGAATTAGTGCAAATGGGTAATTTGGTAATGCCTGAATATTACAACTTTAAACCATTGGCGGATTTTACTAAGATTAAAAAGGATAAAAACGGCGAATACAAAGCTGATGACCTATTTAAAGAAATGGATAAACCAGCTATAACAGGAAATGCTGTTGAAGAATACAAACGATTGGCACCGGGTGAACCTGCTATTTATAGCTGCGTAAATATTAAGCATGCTGATAACGTTGCAGCGGCATTCAATGAAGCTGGGTTTAAGGCGGTTTCTATAAATGGAAACTTTCACGAAAACGAAGTTAAAGAAATTATATCGCAATTCGCGATTCGCGATATTCAGATATTAACGTTTTGTGATTTAATAAGCGAAGGCACAGATATACCAGCTGTATCAGTTGTAGGCATGTTACGCCGCACAATGTCACTAAGTTTATACCTTCAGATAGTTGGCCGCGGATTAAGACCGATGGAAGGCAAAGAACGCTGTTTGATTTTAGATCATGTCGGAAACCAAAAACTACATGGGCATCCATTGATGACACGTGAATGGACATTGGAAGGCGTACAAAAGCGAAAACGAAAAGATACCGATGAACAGATTGATAATGAATACAAAGACTGTACAGAATGTTTTAGGACTTATGAAAAAATACACTTAAAATGTCCTTACTGCGGTTTTGTTGAACCTGTAAAGGTTAGCGAAATAGAACAAGTTGCAGGCGTTGCTGTAAAAGATGAAACTACCTTGGATGAACTATTGAAAGCGAAAAAATCAATAGTTGAAATTCCTGTTTTAATGTCAAAGTTTTTTAAAGAAAATGAAAGATATACTGCTGAAGATTTAATTATAAATTTCAATAAGTATATAACAGAAGACGATGCAATAAATGAAAAAGAATTTGAAAATCTCACTATTAATTTAGTTTTAAAAAAGCTGCGTTTATTTTTTGATGTAAATCTATACGGTAAATACAAACAAGATTATATTATTTTACCTTTAACAAAAAAAAGCGAACAAGGCAAAAGTAGAACACTATCTGATTTATGGGAATTGAAAAACAAACGCGGCCACAAAGACAATTGGGTTTATTATATTTTCGAAAGCCGTATTTTAAAAGAAAATGGCAGTATAGACTGGATAAATAAAAAGTATAACTTAGATGCTACGAATCAAAATGATTTAAAAGCAGCAGCCAAAAGGGCATGGAATAATTTTTTAAGAAGTAAAAAGAACTATTTATGAAATGGAAACCGCATGAAATCGAACTATTAAAACAGCACTATTCAGATTCAAATATTCACGAACTTATGCAGATGCTTAATAAAACATCAGGTGCAATTTACAACCAAGCATATTTAAATAAGTTAAAAAAATCACCTGAATATGAAGAAAAGCGCAGATTACAGGATATTAAAAACATAAGTAAAAACACTTCATCACGTTT